TGCATGTAACAGACCGCCTGCCCGTGCATGGCGGCACGGCGGCACCGTTCGCCGGTCCGTTTACTCTTTGCCGTACATTGACCCATCACACACCATCATGAGGGTTATTCCCCACTGTCGACGCCAAAGCGCCGAGAGAGGATGTCGCCATTCACGAACTGCTCACAGACGGGCCGCCCATCTCCATGAGAAAACGGTCCTTGGCCTTCTGATTCTGAAAAATGACCGTGAAGTAAAAGTCCGCACTCTGCGCTTCCTGCATGTCCTTCATGCTGTCGGCCCGATGGTTGCGTACCTCGCGGATTTGCTCCTTGGTGGCGGTGACGTCCTCGGTGTCCCGAAACAGTGCGGAGAAGCGGGGAGCCCCGTCGAACATCATGACCGCCGTGGATTCGGTAAATCCCAATTCTTCGGCAGTGAACCCGTCCGCCTGCATCAGGTTGCCGAGCATACCGACATCCCAATCTCCCTGAGCATCAGGATTGTTCAGGAATACGTTGGCCTGTTTTTCTTCCCGGTCCGTCAGAGCCACCACGGTTACTCGGAGCTGATAATCCCCGGCCTCCGGATACTTCTCGTTGTAGTCGAGTGCCTTGAGCCGCTGGTGCCCTGAAACGATGTTTCCAGTACGCTCGTTCCAGATGATGGTTCCGAACAGGCCGTGCTTTTTGATAAAGGCGCGGAGACGCTTTTCCGCCCCCTCCCCAATAATGCGGGGATTGTAGGGAGCCTCCTTGATCTGGGAACGCAGGATGTACCGCTCCTCACCTTTCTGAAATTTGGTCGCGGCGACGCTCATGTCGTACCCTCCTGTTTCTTCGCAAACACATACTGCGCCAAACTGACGCCCACGAGCGGAAACCATGATTCGATGCGGGCGTAATCCTTCGGGTAGACCCGACAGATCGCGGCGAGATCGCTTCCCATGAGTGAGCGGAAGGAAAAGCCGAGGTGCTGCGTTTCCGGGGCGACCTTCAGCCTGTGATGCCGGATGTAGGCGTACACGTCCGACTTGCTCCAGTGCGCGAGGGGGAAAACCGCCCTCGTTTGGGATTCACCACGCCGCCGTCGCCCTTGATCATGGCCCGGCGTACGATGGAGTCCGCGATGCGTTCCCCTGCCGCGATCCACCAGACGCCGGACTTCGACCGGGCGTAGGTGTATACTTCGAGGAAGGAGATGATCGGCACGTCGAAATCGTATTCCCGGAACGTACCGTACCGGAGCCATTCCGCGAGCATGGGATGCGGCACAATCATGACGGGAACCCTGTAGCGACGCTCAACCTAGTCAAGACACGCCCGCTGGAACGAGAGTATCGGCCCAAGCCGCATGAAGACGGGCTGAATCCTCTTGAAATACCGTGCGCACAGGTCAAGAGTCACAGCCGAGTCCTTGCCCCCGGAATAGAAGACAAGAACCCGGTCTGTGATGTTCGCAGCGGCCTTGATGCCGTCAAAGAGAAGGGTCGTGGCCGCCACTATGGATTAACCCCCGGAGCCGCCCATACTCTTGCGGCGGAGCATGTTCCGACCGCGGGAACCGAGATCGGATCGGAACGGCGTCCGTCAGTAGTCCCGCCAGTGGAGTAGTGGCGGCGCCCTATCGTGCCGACAGCCTGACCAGCAGTTTGTGTCTTGGCCATGGTGTTTCTCCTTTTTTAGAGTGGATGTTTATTGCCTCAGCCGAAATATGTGAGCCGACTATCCCGCGATCCAGCGCGAAAGGACGTTCCCGGCCGCTCCTGCCGCAGCCGCTACAGCCACGAGTGCGGCTATGCCCCCGGCCCGGCGGGTTTCGGCGGCTTCAAGCGCGGCAACGCGGGTTTCGAGCATGGACATGCGCTTGCCGTGGTCACGCAGGTTTGAAATGGCCACATCGTCAATACGCTCGCGCAGTCCGGCAAGTTCGGCCTTGACCGCGGACAGCTCGGCCTTCACTTCCCCGATCTCGCGGACAAGCTGCACGTCGTCGTTCATCGCCCCGCCTCCACGCCCTTGATCCACAGGAGCAGGTTCCCGGCCTCGCCAGCGGGCAGGTGCACCCACTCGCCGGGCTCGGTGAACGTCTCGCCCCGGTAGGTGTAGGACCACTCACCCGTCACGACGGCCCCCGGCGTCAGCGGAGCCGGGCTTGTCGCGGCGGTCGGTTCCACCCATCGAGTGCACTCACTCGCCGCCAGCGTCATCACGCACAGCAGTGCGATCAGCCTCGCGGCGTTCGCCGTGCCGTTGACGCAGCCACAGCTTGAGGAGCCCGGCGAGCGATGAAAGGAACTCAAGGACGGCCCGCACATCACTTTCCCGTCACGGCCTTGACTTCGGCCTTCACGGTTTCGGACTTGCCGTCAGCCACGGCGCCCTTGTTCTGCCCGAAGTGTGCGGCAAGGGCATGGGCCCAGCGGTAGAAGACGGCATAAAGCCCGGTCGGTTCCTTCGGCACGGGCATCCATAGGGTGACCACGGCGCACAGGCCGCACACGGTCATGACCACGCTCAGGGCGGTGACGAGCCACGCCGCGTCGGGATACTGCGCGGAAAAACTCATCAAGGTCGAAAGGATGAAGTCAATCACGGTCGCTTCCATCAGTATTTGCCTCCATGCTGGTAGAACGCCGCGTCATGGGGCTTGTCCGGGTCGTTGTCCACATGGATCCATGTCGGAGCCAGCTCAATGCGCCGGAATCCGGCCTCAAGCAGGGCTTGCAGCATGGCGAAACGGGAATGGGAATCCACACAGCGGATATCCACGGCATAGCCGCGAGTGTGCGCTGAGGTGGGCACACCGCCGACCGCCTTGTTGTGCTTCGGGCAGCGGTAGGCGGAAGAAAGGGGGAACGGGATGCCCGCCAGCTCGCGGGCCTCATCGAGCATCTGGAGCAGGTCGGCGTCCATCTTCTCCATGCCCACGCCGCACCCACATTTGCAGCGGAACTCGACCGTGGAGAAGTGACGCAAGGGAAGAACAGCCAT